CGATCTTGTATAACTGCTTTTGCTTCGTTGAGGAAATCATTCGCTTTCACACTCTCACCTTATCCTTGGCTTCGTAGTAATCTCTGACGGCTTTACGGCCTTTGAGATAACCTACACGAATACCTATTGACCGGCCAAAGTGAAACCATAGCGCCGAGATAGTAATAAGAGCTATAACGTCCTGAGTAACTGTATCGAACATTGTTAAGCCTTTCTGTGGATGCCCTTCATCCGTGGCTTAACCATCTCATACCCCAAAGGGGAAAATCTAGATATTCAGATAACGAAATGGTAACGATTCTGCGTCGTCTATGTGATCGTCTATTGACCGATCAAGATCGTTATCTAGGTCGTCCATAACGCTTCCCAGCGACTACGAAGGTGCCGTCTTTCTCAAAGTAGATCAGATCGACTTGCACATTCTTACCATCGACGTACATGATGGCGAACGCCTGTTGCCAGTTAGCCGAACCCTTTGTGTAGCCTGCCTTAGAGAAGTCCATTAAGTTGCCAACCTCGACGCCATGCAGGATACGCCCTATACGGCCTCCAGAGGCCTCTGAGAACGATGATCTGCCTGCCCTGTGAGTATGCCCTGAGATAACGCTCTTCCCGTGCCTACGAGCCGCCTCAAGGGCTGAAAGGCCTCCCTGTGACTTAATAGGGGTATGGTCGCCATGTACTGCAATCCAGTTAGGCGCAATACTATATGGCTTTTTGTGGAAAGTAATTCCTAGCTCATCGAATCTCATGAACTTCTCGAACCTAAGTTCTGGCAATGACAGGAATGAGGGAATCTTCCTCATGATCTGATTGTAAAGGCGGTCTGTGTGATTAGACCGAATCGTCTGTGTTACCTGTAGATCGTAAAGTACTTGAACAGCCTCATCGCGATCATCTCCAAGTGTCTGCTCATAGGCTTCGGGTGTGCCTTCTGACCATTTCGAGATGGTGTTGAAGTCAATCTCATCCCCTATCGTTACTACTTCGTGCGGCTTGAACTTACTGATAAAACTGGCTAGATTCTTAACTGCGTGTCTATCGTGGAACGGAACCTGTAGGTCGCTCACTATGACTATGCGCTTCATTAGTCCTCTTCGTCATCCTCATAGGGTAGGCGATCCACTCGGTCGGGGATCGATGGCAAGATCCAATCAGGGTAAGCATCTCGATCAGAGATAATTGCTAGACAGATATCAATGGCAAAGCCAGCCCGGCGCAATGCGCGATACATCTCATGCAGGCTAATAGCCCACGCGTCTAACTGTGAATAAGTATCTAGATCGATTACCTTCTTCTTAGCCATGTAAAAATTATCGCTCTAAGAGTATGTTGTAGATCTCATCGACACGCGAGTTTAGTCGCTTAATTTCAGACAGTAGATGCGTGATGACATAACCTGCAAGGCCACCGATTACTGCAAGGCTTGCAAAGTAAAGAGTGAAGAAGTTTTCTTGACTCATTCTTTCGTCACGCCAAAGGATGCGTCCGATGGGTTGAGCCATCGCAGGATTACTGGGGCTACAGCTGCTACCCCGGCCATCGCCAAAGTCTTAGGATCCTGCACTCCTGCCATGTATAGCGCTAGAGCAGCGGCTAAGAATGAGCGAGCCCATGATGCTGCGAGTGATTTTGCCTGTTCCATTATTTGCCTCCTAGTAACGGGATATTAAAGAAAGAGCCGTCTTGATCGCCTTGTTTAGAGAAAGAGATATGGCAATGCGCGTTATGTGGATTAGATCCAGAATACTTGCGCCAGCGCCAGCCCATGCGAGACGATGCAATTCGTCCTGCGAAGATGATGTATGAGATTCGCTTCTCGCCTGCTTTGGCGGCGAGTCGAAGCTGATCTGCAATATCGGGCATGAGGTCGGGCTTGCCTGACTTATGTACATCTCGATCGACATCGATGGCGCGAACCACCCCTGTCGCTGGATCAGGGTTGTGATCACTAGGACGCGCTGAATGACGGAGATCGCCGATCCAGCCATCGGAACGCCTATCACGATCTGGGAAGGTGTCATCGAATTGCTCGCGTAACTGTTGCCCAGCCTTACAGAGTATGGGCTTCATTCGCGCACTCCCATTGCTTAAGATCGTTTAGTAATAATTCTTCATGACCGCACTCAGGCATAGGTGCAATGAATGCATCATCGATTGGATCGTAAGTAAATCCAATTCCTGCATAGTTAAATCTTATATTGCCGTTATAGCTTGTTCGCTTGCAGACTTGCCCTCTAAAATTGCTGTACCAAGTTTCAGTGTCTAAGCCTTCGATTAGTTCTGTTTCGTCAATGCCAGTAATAACTTCTGTGACGATATTGGAATCATCTAAGAATGCGTAGTGTGCCATTATGCCGCCCAGCTTACGTTACCAGTACCAGCGGTAATTGTTGTCCTCTTAAATCCACCTGACGGAGATGAGGTCGTACCTGTCAATCCAGCGCCGATAGTGATTGTTAAAGTATCTGGGTATCTTAAAATAACTACTCCTGAACCGCCAGCACCGCCTGCGGTTACGTTTGATCCTTCAATGTGTCTAGCACCACCGCCACCGCCACCTGTGTTTTCGGTTCCCGCTGAGCCAGTAGTAGAAGATGCACTTGTAGCGCCACCTGCGCCACCACCGCCTGAACCGCCTGCCCCAGATGTGCCTGAGGCATAAACGCCACCGCCACCACCACCGCCACGTGTAACACTTGAACCTGTTATAGATGATGCAACGCCAGCGCCACCAGCGCCGCCCTGTCCAGAAGTTCCAGTCACTCCGACTGCACCAGCTCCGCCACCGCCACCTGAACTCGTAGCGCCACCTGTTTGTAAAGATGTGCCACCAGCGTAACCTTGATTCGCTGTTCCTGATCCCGCCGTACCGCTAGCACCAGCATAGACATCTGCACCGCCACCTGAACCGCCAGTCTTGCCATTGCTTCCAGAAGATGCGCCGTTAAATCCAGCTCCGCCACCGCCACCTGTAGAGGTTATGGTAGAGAAAATAGAATCCGATCCATTAGTACCTATGGAAGTGTTGCTAGTAGTACCAGCACCTGCTGCGCCGCCTGCACCGACTGTTACCGAGTAATTCGTGGATAGAAGCAAAGTTAAAGAAGATTCTGCAGAACCACCGCCACCTGAAGATTCTCCTGTTATAGAACATCGATAGCCACCTGCACCGCCACCACCACCGAAGAATCCACCGCCACCCGCGCCGCCTGCAATTACTAGATAATTGCAAGAAAAGTTAGGTGCAACTCCTAGGCCATAGATGCCTACAATATTATTAAGCATTACGCAATGGCTCCTACGATGTACCAAGTATCCGTGCCAGTCTTGATGCACGCCGCTGTCTTATTTTGTCCAAGTGTTGGAGAGGCTGGAACTGAGCCAGCCGAGAGAACTGTAGTAGTGCCAGAAGTAACTGCCGAGATGGTGCAGAGCCCAGCGCCTTTGTTAAGAATAGTTATAACAGATCCGACAGGAATAGCCGCTGTAGCGTTGGTAGGGATCTTAAGCGCTACGGCTGTTCCCTTGTTCATAGACACTAGGACTTGATAGGAGTCCACAATAGCGACTGTGTAGTCGTCGGTCTTATCGGCAATGACATCAAAGGTTACTAGGCCGTTATAGTCTGCCGCCGTAAAGATGTCGCCTGTAGTCGCTGGAAAGCCTGTAGCCATTGTTTTCTCCTAGTATCCCATTATGGATTGTCCGATTATACCGTAAGTCGAGGATCCTATGATGAATCCTTCTACTATAGGCTCAAGTGTTGTTACTGTAACCTTCATGCTATTAGGGGTTATATCCCACGCCAATCCCTGCGCTTGTAAGGTCTTGACGATTGTACTCGAATCAGGCTGGACGTTAGTGATCTCAAGGTTATCAAAGTACTCAAGCCCGATCATCGTATCTGTAGGCACGTTAGGATCGAGTAGATCGACAGTCATGGCATCGATGCGGATCGTAGTCTCTGCACGAGTAGCGACATAGATGTCAGCGATATCCTGCACCTGAGCATCGGTCTGGGCGATCAAGTTCTCGACGTTCATGCCATGAGGAAAGTACTTAGCGATCGAATCGGAGTTATTAGCGGTGACTGTAGTTCCACCGACTCGCTTCATAGTAGCGCTGTTGATGATGAGCTTGTCATCGAAGGCGAAGCGAAGATCAGAATATGGGATCCCTGTAGTCTGATTAAATTCAATCGGTGCTGGGGCTAGAGAGCCCACTACATTCGCACGATCCTTAAATTCTACTTCTCCATCTGCTCGGACGAAGAATGCACCCTGCTCTGTAAACTCTGCTACCTGAATTGCTGAAAGGCTTGTACGAGTAGTGGCTGGGTCTGCCTGGACTGTCGTAGATCCTGCGTCAATGAAGCGCATACTAGACGGAAAGTCTACCTCATCAAGAATCTTATCTATGCGTGTGCCTGTAGTCTGCCCACTACCTGAATCGGCAATCGTTGAGACGTTAGCCATGGCAAATAAGCGGAATGCATCCGAGCAAGTAATATCGACATAACCTAATTCTTGCCCCTGTGGGTAGGTGTACTTATAGTCCGTGACATAGCCAGAGAAGAGAAAGGCCTGAGTAGTGTTAGTAGTAGCTGCTACTCGGATCTTACGAAGAGGAGTTAGAAACCCAAAGTAAGGGCTGGCTGGATTCTGAGGGTTAAAGTCGCCGTTCTCATCAATAACTCGGACTGT